GTAGTAGATATATTTACCACCATTAGCATTTAGAGATGCATGAGTAGCCGTAATTGTAAACCCAGTTGATGAAGTATTACCAAAGTTGTAATCAAATTGGGCTTGACTATTTTCTAATTGAAGACCTTTTTCATCACCTGAATTGCTCATCCCTCTGAGTGAATCAACAACATACCAAGGTGAACTACCTGCATCAGAACGTTTTATCATATAAAATCTTGGCTGGAACCCTGTTGTTACGGTAATTCCAGAGCTACCATCTCCGTTGCCTGTATAGCTACCCACAGAGCTGATTCCCGCAACGCTGGAGAAGAGAAAGAAAATAGGTTTATAATCAGCCCCACCCGAATTACCTGTATGATTAACCCCTACTGTGAAGTGTGTTGTAGTAGGTGCGGTATTGTTCCAAGCCTCAGTTACCTGTTGCTGTGCGTCATCAGTATTTAATCTTAATCTGTACTGTTCTGGGTTTGTACCTCCGTTGACTCCCTTATGATATACACCCCAAACAAATGTGTTATTTCTGTTTTTCGCAATTATCATTTCTGGAGTTTTACCGAGTGAATGCGGAATATTAGCACCCAATGGCAAGTTATTTTCAGCTACTACATCAAAACCAGCGTGGCGTTTCCACATCCATGATTGCCAATTACTAGTGTATCCGTTGTTAGGAAGCCATCCAGTATTGTCATCAAATTTAAAGTCAGAGTATGATATTTCAGCGTCAGTTTTCCATGTATAAAGTAACTTACCTTGCATCAATCTTGCACCAACTTCCCATTGATATTGGCTCGCCGTAGCAGGTTGCCTATTGAAAGCAAAGTCAACAGGGAAACCACTTGTGAAGGCTTGATCAGCATTGCTATTACCCGTATCCATAGCGAATACATCCGTACCAAGTTCGGAAAGCTTGCCACAATATCCATCTGGCCTTCTTATGCAGAGGTAGATTATTGTGTCACCGCTTTCATTTAGATCACCACCATTGTCCTTAATTTTGAAACCTGTAGACGTTAAATCAATGAAATCGCCAGGACTTGATTCCGTAGTACTGAGGTTTGGAAATAATCTTGCATCATTCCCACCTGTAACTATTCCTCTCATTGAATCCCACATTAGCCAGTTTTCAGATTTTTCAGCATTTTTCATCAAAATGAACTGAGGCTCCCAACCGTCTCCCAAGAAAATCTCTGGCCCTGTAGACGATCCATTTCCTTTATAACTACCGCACTTGATTACGGATTCTGATCCCGACTCACCAAAGACAAAACCAGCAGGGTCATCGAAGGGGCTATCTGTGCTTGCTGTTGATCCATTATTAGTAATTGTTCCAGGGGTTACGGTTGAACCTGTTTGAGAGGAATCATTGCAACATAAAAGCTTAGTATTCGTTATGTTTGTTAATGGCTCAGTTGGTGGCCTAAATGATGAGGTATAAACTGCTGTTCCTTGTACTATTCGTACATTAGATATTTTTCCATTAAACCATCCACCACCAGCAACATTACCACCAATATGAAAAGCATTAGAAGAGCTAGTCGTACCCATATCAAAATTAGCTACAACTTGCGTACCGTTTAAGAATATTCTGGTATTTGAACCTTCTTTTGATACTGCGAAATGATGCCATTGACCTAGAGGTACGTCTCCTAAAGATTTGTAGCTAGCTGGGTAATAAAAACGTAAATCAGTTCCTACATATTCAAGAACATAACCTCCTGACCACTGACCAAAAATCGCATCCCAACCATTACCCATTATTTGATCACATTTAAACCAACATTCAGCAGTCCAGTTTGTCCCAACATCGAAATCAGCATGATCAGCTATTGATAGATAATCATTAGTTCCATCAAAATCAACAGACCTTGCAGTAGCCGCGTCAGATTCTCCACCTGCGAATAGGTAGGCAACATATTCACCATTATTAGCATTTACTCCATCATCAGTACCAATAGAAAATACTGAGCTAGTTGGTAAAGTAGCGTTCCACCAAGCAGAAGAATTAGATGTAGCAGCCCAATCTAGGTTCATATAAAGACGCTTATCTACACCTAAAGAGTGATGATACATTTGCCAACGATCCGCAGAGTCAGTTCGTTTTACGAGTATTACTCCTGGGATGCAGCCCAATGAATGAGATATAGTCCTTGCACTACCATTTCCAGTCCAAGTAACAACATCAAAGAACCCAGGTGCCTTGCGGAAATTCCAAGCAGCATAAGAATGGCTACTACTATTAACCATTCCATCAGAAGTATTCCAACTAAAACCATTACTAAGGAAACTTAGATTAAAATTTCTTGTTTCATCCCTCTCAGATAGATTAGTATATATGGCTTTATTAGATGCTCTTGCTGTGTCAAATAAAGTATGACTTTCACCAACAGTTCTTGCTTTAGTCCACAATAAACCTCCTTTACTATTATCAATCCCATTAGCTATTGTATGACTTCCACTGTTTCCTTTATAGACATAGCTGCTGAATACGTCATCTATATACGTCTTCTCGCTGGCACCTACGCCAAGATATAATTGTTGAATTGGTGTCATATCAGCTCAACCCCGCACCTGAGATGTAGGCAACCGTCCCACCTGAAAACCATACAGTAGCCATTCCTCTTGCAGCTAAAACTCTATTTCCTGTAGACGCATCAGCAGAATTATATATAGTTATCCCACTACCTTGCGTAATAGTTATATCTGATCCACTTGGATTTATGATAGTTACAGCATCACCTGTAGTTAAAACATTAGCAGGGATAGTTAGACCACCTCCATACCTTAAAACAGTCTTACCAGCATCACTAGCGATAAGTGTATATTGACTTGCACCACCTTGATCTTTTGCAGGTATCTTTCTTACATCACCCTTTGAATCTGTTACCGTTCCATTTACCGTAACGCCAGCCGCTGTGGTGGTTACTCGTATATTATTGTCGTGTCTTAATGTACAACTTCCATTTTCAGTAAACTCAGCAAGTGACTCATCACCTGCTGCATTTGAGAATAAAATAGCACTTCCTAAAAGCCATAGTTTTCCTGTACCAGTATCTTCAATTTTTGAGTGACTGCCCGTGTGGTATATAGCTAAATCTGATCCATCACCTATTAATAACTTCTTATTATCTCCTACATGTATATGCTCACTAGATGTCCACGCATCAGTAGCATTAACCCAATTAAATGTCTTGTCCGAGCTGCCTTTTAAAGTCCAGCCCCCTCCGTTAGCAGTCGTATCTGAAGGACTAGAAACCTTGCCTATGACTACGTTTTTGTCTTCTACATCTAACGTCTGAGTATTAATAGTTGTTGTAGTGCCGTTAACAGTGAGATCTCCGCTCAGAGTGAGATTAACCCCTGTAATAGTCCCAGTAAATGATGGGCTTGCGGGTGTATACGTAAGAGCGACTAACGATGCACCTTCTTTGATATATAGCTTATCTTGATCTTCGGCATAGCTAATTTCCCCATCTTGTAGATCAGAAACACTACCATTTAAATTTGAATAAGAACCTCTAGCTATTCTTACTGGTGTTCTTGTGCTGGGTGTTGGCATAGTTAGCTACCGAAATCGCCTCCGTCAAATACTTCTGCTGTACTTATCGTAGACGTTCCGTTATTGAAGTTACCTCCATCAATCATAATTAAAGTTCCACCTATCTCACCCCAACTTGATGTGTAGCCTTCGAACTTGGAAAGAGTTGAGTTATATCGAAGCATACCTGCTGCCGCACTACTCGGTCTTTGAGCAGTAGTACCAGCATTTAACTTTAAAGCTCCAGTATTGAAGACATGAATGTTTATTAAATCAAGAGTTACATCTGTACCTGAATCGTTGTACAGAAACTCGTCAATTTTTAATTTTCCGTATTGTGGCATTTAGAGGATCACCCATATTCTGTTTACTGGAACTGTCACGACAGCATTGTTTTGAATCGTCATCGGTCCTACTGAGACGGCGTTTTTATCGCCATCTCCATCGCCAATTGTGTATGAAGTCGTGACTGTGTATTGATTTTCGAGAAACGACTCATCAGTTCCACCACCAGATCCACCCCCACCTCCACCACCTACGGCAGTCCAAGCGTTGATTGATCCAGCTAGATATATTTTAGTGCTTGAGTCAGTTGTGTTATGCCACCAATCACCTTCATTCATTCCAGAAGAAGGAGCTGATGTTTGAATATAAACCTTACTGCCACCAACAGATTCCCAAGCACTGCCATTCCACATCTTTAGCAGACTATTTGTGGTGTCGTACCACATGTCTGCTGTCTGTGCAGTAGGAGCAGAAGATGCTCTATAAATCCAAGGAGTATTTAAACGATCACTAGCTATATCCAATTCACTTGGATAGCCATTGATATAAATTATCGGTTTGCGTGTTGCCATTTACTTCAGTTGTACTGGGACATCAATGTTTAATGCGAGAGTATTTGCATTCAAAGCTTCTCCCACAAAAACTACATAGTGACCACCCGTTGATGGTGGTGTTGTTGATATCGCTCCTGATCCATTCAAGAAGTAACGACTACCAACAGTTAAATTTCCTCCACTCCAACCAGTTAAATCAATCTTTCCAGCAAAGGATAATTTAGCAGTAGCGTTTGCTGAAACTGCTTCCATCACCATTCCCGCAGCAGTTGCTATGTCTCTTGTTGAACTGTGGATTGCTTTCGCAAGCTTTCCATTGGCATCGATGTAAACAACATCGCCAATTGCTAAATTCTCTGCTGCGGTCAATTCAATTTCAAGAGCAGAACCACCCATTCCAGCAATTGCAGTTTGCAATGCTAGTAAAGCTTGGATAATTCCGCCCGTATTGTGGTTGTATGCCGTTGTCAATGTACCTCCTGCTGCAACGATGCAAGCTTCGATGGCAGATATAATTCCACCAGTATTTTCAGGGTAAGCCGCCATTCTTCTATTCTATTAACTTCTAAGGAATGATTATTGGAGCAGTTGTCGATCCTCCCTCTACTACCTCAATCATTGGGTAACTAACACCTCCAATTGTTACCGTGCTTTCAAATTGTTGAGTCGTTGCATTGAAGATTCTTATCTCTTGAGTTCCTCTTTTACACCACCAATCATTTTGTCTGCACCAGCTTGCTTCCGGTTCTTCGTGGTCGTTCCAGAGCATGGGTCTATTGTCTGATCTTATATTGTTTCTTACGTCTGTCCCAGGAAAGAGTTCTAGCCCTACAACTTCTGCTAAAGCCAATGCATATCTATCATAATTGACCCGATGTCTTGCGTTGTATTCGTCGTAGACTTCATCACTAAATTGTCTTTCCATACTTGAATCCGTCATCATTCCGCTCGGATTATCTCCGTAGTATTGAGTTGGGAAATCATTTGGTTCATACCAAGGAATACCACACTCCCATCTCATCGCATGCATATGTTTGCATTCACGACGTTCATCTATCCGACTTTGCAATGAACGCCATTGCCTGTAATAACCAGCACCCTGTCTTTCCCATGCAGCTCGAACAGTTCTACTGGCGTTAGGTAGTGGGAACATATCTTGGTCAATTTCTCCTTTCGGAAACTCAAGGTTTGCTAATGCTCCACCTAAGTGGTCAGGGCAGCAGCAGAACATTTTTGTTGAAGAGCAAAGATGACGCGTTCCATCTGTTTTCCAAATATTTGGAGAAGATGGATCGTAATCAAGTTTTTTCCAATAGATAGTGTTGTTTACTTTGACTCGTCCATATGCTTTAGACAGATCAAACACTAAAGTCATTGAACCTGTGTTTGCTGCAATCAATGTCAACGCAACGCTGCCCTCTGGCTTGGAAACAATATCGTCGGGATAGTTTGGTCCAGAGGCTGTGTCTTCGAATTGATCACCGATAAAAATAGAAAAAATACCAACTTGCGATGAAGTTAATACTCCGCTGACGTTATAAGTCAACGTATGATTTATAGGGTCAGGATCACTCGTATTTGTTGATATCTGCGATGATGTCAAAGCATTTGGCAGGATGATGCTTCCTCTCGTTCTTTGCCCTACATACCAAGTTCTCTCAGGACTAGTCTCACTTGGGAACATTGTGACAATATCTTTTGATACGCCACTAACAGCTCCTGTTGTGAATCGACTATTACTGTAAATCGAAAGATCATCCCAGCTTCTACCTGTACCGAAATAATATGCCTGTCCTAATTGCCATCTAGTGTAATCACTCTGACGATTATATGACTCAAGAATTGTAGGGAACTGAGCAGTTCCGTAAACACCTAATCCTTTGCCTTTACTTGGATATAAGCCTTTAGCTTTATTTAGCCCTATTCCTTCGGTAATAGGTTTTAAACCGAAACTTTTCGCACCTAGACTCCCTAAACCTTTAGGCATACAGCTCTACCTACTGTCTAAAGTTTCCTTCTTTGTCGAAGAACGTGCTTCCAGTTGAGTATCCACCTCTTATTCCACGAGGCGCATAAGGTCTATCATCTCTGACTTTTGGTCCAGCAGTGATTTGACTTCTATTTCTTGATCGATCTGAAGTTGCTGTTGAGCCAGAACGTAAGTCTTTTCCTGATCCAGGAAATCCCCCAATAGTAAAACCTGTTGCTAATCGGGAGGTTGCGAAGTCACGTTTGTCACCGAACTCGGAATCATACGTCCTTCTTAAGTCTTCGTAATCAGATTTGAGTTTTTCATATCTTTCATCGTATACATCTCCTACTGACGGGTCATCTCCCATCCATGTTCCTGCATCATTGTCTTTCTCAGGATCAGGATTGACTGGACCAGGATCTGGGTTTACTGGATCAGGATCTGGGTTTACTGGATTAGGATCTGGGTTTACTGGATTAGGATCTGGATCTGGGTCTGGGTCTGGGTCTAGGTCAGGATCAGGATCAGGGTCTGGAACGATAGGAAGTGTAGTTAGAAGATGTCTTTCTAAATTTGCTCGTACTTGCTCTCTCGTTTGCTTAGGTCTTTCTGATTGTCCATATTTCGTATCTGTATCTCCTCTCAAATCACCCATCCACCATTCTCTGCCTTTCTCGTCTAGGTCTCGACCAAATAATTCTTGATACTGATCACCTAACCATTTCTCATTACTACGTTCGATATTTGCTTTAACTTGAGCACGGGTCTGACCTTTACCTAAATCACCTAGCCAATAGGCTTTCCCCTCATCTCCTAAATCACGTTTTAAAATATTCTGATATTGATCTTTCAACCACTCTTCATCACTTTGCGCGGGGGTATTGTTGTTTGAATTATCATTAAAGGCTGCAACCGTGGTATTTACGGTGTTGTTATAGTCTGATGCTGCATCATAAGAGTCATTGCTACCAGTTGTAGTAATAGTTTCCTTCGCCTCGTTACTCGCTTTAGCTTTCTGGAATGAAGTGTTATCAGCGGTACCTACTTCGATTCCTCTATCACTACGATCCTGTGCCTCCTCCGAAGCGTCGAAAGCTGCTGCGACACTAGAAGCAGTTGCTTGACCTGAATCTAATTTACCTTGCCAATAAGCTTTCCCTGCTGCGTCTGGTGCTCTTCCAAATTTTTCTTGATAGAGCTGATCTAAATAAGCACCAGTATTAGCGTATGAAGCCATAGCCTAGAAAAATCCTCCTTGAGCAAATACGTGAACTCTTGTGTTCGCGCTTGGAGCAGCAATTGCTTGGTCAACCCCGACGTAAATTAATGCACCAGAAGGAACATAAAGTCCTGTATTCTTCTTGTCAGTCTCGCTTGGATATGCTGCGGCTGTTGCTGCTGGACTTGCCAAATTAGGAACAGGAACACTTAACGGTGGTAAAGGTATATTCGTCCTTTGTCCTTTTGCCGTTGATCCAATAGTCGCACCAGCTACATACGCCGAATTAGCAGTTGTTATAGACGTAGCAGTTGTTGAGGTACTCAAGAAAACAAGAACATTACGAGCAGTCGTACTCGCTTCCATTGCCACGATGGATAAGCTATCAATAACCGCTCCATCATTTGACGAGCAATCAACCAGCAAGGAAAAACCCGCAGGGGCTGGTGTATTGAAATTCGTAGCTGCGGTTAATGCTGCTGTTCCACCAACAGTGGCAAATGAATGCATTGGCCTATCGACCAATAAGGGCATTTTATTTGAACTACTCGTTGCCATTTAATTACCTATCTATTTAAAGTTTAATGAAATTTCATTAGCTAAAAATGCTAACTACATTGGAGAGATATCCCTGAGAGGACCAGCTTTCATCAGCCCAACAGAGGTACTCATTCCTTTCCTTTTATCTTTTGAATCCTCACGTTTTACTTTTCCTTGTCTCTCGACTGGAACTGGTGGAGGGTCAAAAGAAGAACCTCTCTGATTTGGTCGTGTAAATATTGGTGCTTCGTTATTAATAACCTGCTCACCATCACCGTATGGATTCTTCCTCACCACCTGATCACCTTGCATAGATAATGATGGATCCGCTGGTGCTGCAATAGGCATGAAGGACTGAAAGTTTTGTGGGTTGTTTGGAACTCCACCTTTCTGTCCTGTGAAATAACGATTGGCTTCACCTTCCGCTTTCTTGTTGACGTACCACTCGTTAGGTCTAAAGGAACGTTTTGTTCCTTCCTTGTACTTCATGTGATCTGGTTTACTAGTCATACTGTGATTGCTCCGCTAGCTAATGCGTTTGGAATACGTATATTTTTAAATTCATCTAATAAACTTTTCGTTTTTGATTGAGCGTTCAATGTATTTGCTTCGCTATCACTTGTGCCTGGATTGATAATGTGAGCGTTCATCACGCCTTGCTCATTATTTGGAGTGAATGTATTCAGCTCAGTTGTTTCGCCTGGACTTGTATTAGATGCTTGAGAGAAGGTTGCATCTTCGCTAAATGCACCAGAGATATTACTTGCTTGATTTTCTTTTGGATCTGTAATGTTATCCCCTAATGGAAATTGATAAAAAATATCACTGTTATTAGTATCCTGATCCGAGCCTGGACCAACCCCTAGGCTTGATTGATCAGCATTTTGTTCCTCCAGTTCAGTACTGGGAGTTTCTTGGCCTTGCCCCTTATTGCCTAGCATCTGCTGCAAGATTGCCGCTCCACCTGCGGCGAGAACAGCATTCGTTAATTTCGATTTATTGTCATCACCAGTAAATACTGTTGCTCCCGCTGCTGCGATCATTGGCAACCCGATCTTGTCATTTAATAATCCTTTAAAGCCAGCGTTATCAGGAATACCTGCGTTGCCTTTCATTTCATTTAACGCTTCCGCCTTATTTCTCTCCGCACTACCTTCTCCGTTATTGCCATCCCAGCCACCACCTGGATAGCTAATTTGGTTGATTTCCTGTTTGAGTTTACTTCCATCAATCAACTTTTTCCTCATAGCTCTTTCTTCTGTAGCGCTTTGTGGAAAATCGTCGTAACTCAATGTTGCCATAATTACCTCCAGTTTTGTGATCCAACGGCTTGTGCAACTCTTGTCCCTACTGCCGTATCGGCTGGACCTTTAATTGCCATGATGTATTCAGACCCTGAGCGATCAAAAGCGTATCTTCTTACCTCGTCACGTCGATAATTAGCGACATACAATGTCTCAGCTAAGCGATCAACTTCACGTAGATAAATTTCTCGATATGTTTTGTCAGCTTTAATAGGATCTGACTGCATGATCTGCCTGTCAGTATCCCCTGTAATCCGCTGGATCATATTAGGTTGAGGCGATGTCTCAGATTTGAATACCTGAGAAAGCCTGTATGCCTTATCACAGCGATTTAAGTGCTCGACAATTCTTTCAAAGAAGTAACTGTCAGGGACTCTTGCCATCGCCTCTTCAAGACGAGCGATATCACCTGCTGGTAAATTCGCGCCAGTGTTATAGCCAAGATGGAACCGCGTACGGCTTTTGTCGTAGTCGTTAAGTTCCAATCGACAGAAAAGATGACTTTCGCTTTATTCTAGGAGCTATGAGATATAGATTAAATCTTCCTTGAATACTTCATCCCAATCAACCCTGCTGATCTTTCTTAGTTGCTCTAAGTTCTTGAATCTTTCTCCAGGTAACGAGAGTCGTAATTCAACAATTTTCTTTGCGGTTGCATAACCAATACCTTTGACTTGCTTGGCTAATGCTTCAGCAGTGGTCACGTTTAGATTCAATCTTGTATCTAAAGGTATGACTGCTTCTGGAATCTTGTCTTCATCCTCTTTCTTGAGGATATCAGGAGTTTCAATGGTTTGACCTGTACGTCCTTTACCTGCTTCGTATGAAACTAAATCATTCAAAGCAACATACTGAACAACACCTGTTGCATTCTTCACCATTGCCCAGTCTTTGTCGTGATGTCCAATGAACTCAACGACCTGACCGTTCTTTTGATTTTGATATAACGCCATAAATTAAAAAAGGCATCCCCTTTGAGATGCCTTTATTGTAGTGAGAAACCTAGTGATTTAGGTCTCTGTGATGTAAGGAATAAATGTACTATCTACATCAGCTACTTCATCATCGACGAAATAAGATACTTCTACGATGATTGGCGTACCACCTGTTTGTGTAGAGGTGATAGCTGTACCTGCTCCATTACCTGCTGCGTTACGAACGTAGACCTTAAGAGTCTCTGCTCCTGCAAGAACTGCTGCGGTTACGATTCCTTTCTTCGCGGATGCTGGTGCAATAGTTGTACTAGCAACTGCAATGGTAGGAGAAGAAACAACAGAAGTTGTGATGCTACCCGCAGCGGATGCTGCTGCATCTTTAACAGCGATGGTGTCTGTATTAGTACCAACGATGCCAGATGCGGCTGTGCCTGCATCTTTATTCTTCCTCATGTCAGGAACACGAATACCTACGTGGTATACGGAAGCTCCTGCTGGAATAGTTAATCCAGTGATATTTGCACGAACTTTATCATCAGCTCGCATATCAGGACTAGGGATGGTTATTGCAAACTCAGTTCCGCCTGTCGCGTCAACTAATGCATAACCAACTTTGTGGTAGTACACTCTACCTGGACATGCCACCACTGGCTGCCCTTGATAACTACTGAGTGCTGTGACCCAGTTGCCAGGATAAATCTTTTTAGCCATAATTGTTAGTTACCTCCTCAATATACGAATGAGTAAGCAACAGTTATGAAGTCCTTATTAAGGATTTCAAAACCAGCAAAGAGTGACCAAATCATAATGATGAAGCGTGAAAAGTCATCATTATTGTTTAATAAGATTTGGGCATTATTGCCACCAATTCCTACACCAACTGCCTGTGGTCCAAAGAATAACATTGGAGCAATATTGTAATTAGCTGCACCAGCATTTGCTGTGTCAACTGCAATATTTGCATTGATAGTCTTTTCAGGTAAGTTGGTTGACTCGAACCATCTGACTCCCTCGAACAGGAAGCCTGTTGGCATGACAGGTTGTCCAGCTACGAAACCAGCTTGTCCGTATGCTGGGCCCATGCCCTGGAAGAAGTTAGCGTTAGGAGCCTGCTCTGGAGACATAGGATTGACCATCCCATTGCCTGCATATCGTGCGATTTCTCTGAACGCGTCGTTCTGCCTCAGATGCATCATGGCGGTCGGATCCGCTATGCATCTGTAGTAGCCGTCTGAGAAAGTCGGAACGTTTCTCTTACGCATGTCTTTGACGACCTGAAGAAGGTCTGTCTTGACATCGAACTTAGCTGAAACATTAGCTCCGTAGGTGAAGACTGGGTTTCCTGCTGCTTTAGCACTTCCACCTGGGAAGTAGTATCCACCCTGTGCATCGGATGAATTACCATTCGCTTCAGCTTTAAATAGCTCATCTGCGAATACTCTATCTCTCCAACGTCTGTAGTCGTCCAAGAGGGTCAGACTACCAATTGACTGGTGAAAAACGTTGAGATTACCAGTATCTAGGAGTAGGCGTTGTGCAGTTAACAATGTTTCACGAGCAACCTTAAAGGTTGAAGGTGAAGTTGCATCGCCTGGATCTGCTGGGCCTGTGTACTCCTTAAGGTTCACTAGAACCTTGTCTTTAACAATATTTCTACTAGAAGCCGTACCGAGTGTTTGATCCGCTGTACGTTCTCTGGAATCCTTGTTGCCAGGATTTCCCCAGAATCTATAACGGTCGAGTTGCACGGTCTGTCCAGGTTGCTTGGAAAAATCATGCACCACTACGGGCTCTACAGCCATCTCGATTATGTAACCGGGATGCGGGCGATAAAGCTCGGCCCCCAGTAGTTTTGGAACGTGAAACTCCCTTATTTCTAAGGGCACCGACTATATCATCTAAGTAAAAAACTTTTGTCTTAAAGTCTTCCAACTTAGCTGGACGCTCTTGCCTGTTATTAAGAGAACTGTATCTCTCAGGTAGTCTGTGAACCTTCTAGAGATGTATCTCTAGCTTGGCTGCTGATTGCCTTATCTCTCGACTTAGGTTTCCAGCAGTTCATCCAGTTTTAAATGATCCTAGAGTCTTACGACTGAATCATTATCAATCCACATTGGGATTTATAACTCCGAAACTTATAGGGAACAAATACACACCTAATGTGTGTTGTCTATATCATAAATACATCTCATAGGGTAAAACTATTGGAGGCTACCGA